TCTGCTTCTTTTGTTGATACTTCTATGTAATCATCTTTAGTAATGAACTCTGGTAGACTTACACCATCATGACCAATAATCCATGGTCTTTTGACTTTATCTTCATCAAAGTGTTGTTCTCGTAAGAATTCAGGCCAGTAGATAATCTTCTCGTTTGTTTCTTTTTGTATTCTATCACATGAACCAAGAGGTAGTGTACAACGAACAACAATAGTGTTGTATGGATTTAGTTTCTTAAGTTCTTTAATCTCAAATATAACATTGTCTATATCTTTATCTGTAACTGTTGGTATACAAACAAAGACGACATTACATTCAGTCAACAATTCTCTATGTGAATCTTCGTGTGCGATATCGTGAATAGTACCATAATGTCCCTGTTCTGACCTTGCGATAATATCGTAAGTCGCACGACCTACATAACCATAACCCATAAATCCGTAGTGCATACCTCTAAATCCTTGCATCATAAATCTCTACTTATCCCTATTACTTCACCAACTAATAATATTGAAGCGGCGAATGGTAACCATAATAAAGTATCTGATGCAAACACTATTATTCCTAGACCAAGACATCTTGCCACATATTGTCCAATATCGTATTTTGTTTTTTTCTGTTGTCTATTTAATATATATTCAACTACTTGTGATTGTACTATATCTTCTTTTTTCATTACTTGTCCTCCTGTATAAAGTTAGTTATCATTGGAAATACTCCCTTTAATGCTTGGGCACATTTTATTGCTAACTCCCTATGTTCTGCCTGTGTACCATTACCTGAACGAAGTTCAATATAATGAATCCAAGAACGAATAGTGCCGTTCACATACAACCTAGATTCAGTCGTACCCTCTGGTAAAATTGCTCTAGCCTGTTCTTTTGCTATACCATTATCTATTGCCCACTTGTATGTTTCTTCTACAAGGTCCATGACTGCTTCTTGTTTATCAAACCATTCATGATGTAGTTCGCAATTTTCTGTTGGTATGCTATTCTGTCTGTTAGTTGTATCTTGTAATCTTGCTTCTCGTAATATGTTTATATTTAATTCTTTTGATGGGTCTGCATATCTTTGTGAGAACTCTTGAAACGAGAAAGACCTGTGTCGTATCAACTGTCGTGCAATATCTCTTGTTGTTGTAACTTCTAAACAAGCAGATACCATCTCAAATGGTGACCAGTGTTTTTCTCTTATAAGATATTTTAAAAGTTTATGTGATGTATCATAGTTATCTTGATTGGCAGGATTAGATACTCTTGCACAATAGGCAATCAAATCTTCCATGTTTTGTCTATAATAACTTTTATTTGGTACAGTTGAATAACTAATTAATTTTACAGTACTCATATTTTTACTCTCACCTCACAGAACATATCGTTTAATAAATCAAAATTCTTTTTATAACTATGTTTTATTGTTTCGCAAATAGGACCTTCTACTTCGTCTATTTTAAATTTATCACCATCTACGAGATGTTTAAATCTACCGAAGATAAACTGTTCTACTTTCTCTAAAGAAACATCAAATCCAACACAATTTAATGCATCTTTAACTTTTTGTTTTTCACGTCTAATAAAAAAAGATTCATATGACAATACATTCAATTTTATTTTGTCTTTTATATAGTTATATGTATAAAACAAATCTCTTTGTATAGTTTTTATTTTCTCAGTAACTTCAGCAACAGGAAGTTCTTGTTCATATTTTTTACCAAAATCTTCATGATACCATGCGATTGCTTGAGTAAAAGGCGACTCTCTGTATAAAAGTAAATGTCCATAATTATATTTACTTGCACTTTTTAATATCTCTGACAATTGATACTCACTAAGATATGGTCCATGTGGTATTCTAATTACCATATTCTTTTCAAATATTTTATCATAATCTTTTGTGTTCATATGTTGCAGTATATATTTAAATGCCCATTGTCCATTCTCAATTCTTTTTATAGTCGACTCGTCATTTAATAATGATATAATTTCGTCTTTAAAAGAGTTTCTATATTCTATTGTTTCATTATTCTCTAATCTCAAATGACATTTTAGTGCATTAGAACCTGTCTGTGTACCATTCCATATTATTACTGGAATCATACTTTAAATCCCTCAAATTTATTTGCCAATTCACTATGGTCAAAGACTGGTGTATCATCTTGTAGTGTCTGTTCTACTTCACGAACATCATACAATCTCATCTTACTTCTATCAACACCGATTATAAATCTTTTATGTACAGTTGGGTCATTATATCTATTCTTCAATTGTTTGACCATAAACTGACCGAGTTTCTCTAGTTCTTCTGTTGAGATGAGTGCGAACATGAGGTCTGCGGTAGCGGGTAATCCAAAAGACTCGGACGTATCTTCCAACCCAACATCCGAGTTAGAATAACCAGAACGAGTCGTCTGCGTTGCAGAGAAGAGCGGTATGTTGAACTCGACTGCAAGGCCACGTAATTCTTCAGCAATTGCTTTAATGTAAGTGTATGAATTGATAGACCCTCCCATAGTTTTCATTCGACTACTTGCACAGATATTTAGATAGTCAATAAAAATCATATCTGGTACAAATTGTCTTTTGAGTTTTAGTTCATTGAGTAATGCACGAAAGTGTCCTGCATGTGCAGAACCAGTCGGATACTCTTTGATAATTAATTTACCATTTGTTTTCTTTGTTAGATTACTGACCTTACGAGTGAACATATCTTTAGACATATTCGCAAGTTGGTCAATAGGAACATTCAGAAGATTCGCATCTATTCTTTCTGCGATTCTTTCTTCTGCCATTTCCATAGTGATATAGAGAACATTCTTTCCTTGTGTTAGTGCATTAGCGGCAACATGACACATAAACAAAGATTTACCAACACCAGTACCAGCAAGTGCAATATTAAGTGTCTTGTTAGGTACACCACCTTTTGTAATCTTGTTGAAGTAATCTAAATCAAAAGGAATTCTATCTTCTTCTGTATGATAGAAATCAAATCTTTCTTCTGCATTTTCAACATAATCATGACCTACATTTGCATCAAATGAAATACCGAGTGCTTTTGACAACAACTCTGGTAAGGCATTCTTTGTTAAACTTTCATGTTTACCATCAATGATTGATATAGATTCCATAACTGCATTATAGATTGCTCTATCTTGACACCATTTTTCAGTAGAATCTAATAACCAATTATTATCAATCTTTTCTTTAGTAAACAAATGTGGTACAATATCAAGTGCCAAGTTATACTGTTCTTCACTCAAAGATTCTAATTCAATAACTAGAGTTTCTTGTGTGGGTAGTTTATTATACTTACCAATATACTTACCAACTTCTTTGAATAGTGTTTTGTATATACCTTGAAAGTAATCTGGTTTGATGAAAGGCAAAACCTTTCTCATATATTGTTCATCATGTAATAGATTCCGAAGAATCGTTTGTTCAATGTTTGGCGTCAAGTTTGCCTTCCTTTCGAAGTTGTTCTCTTATCTTTGTCGCAGAGATATTATGTATCTCTTTTCCCAAATCGTGTTCAGTAAATGTATAACCAACACCACGACCATAACTGATATCAACTATGTTTGGAACTCTTATTATAATATAATCTTCGTTGATTGTAAACCCTTTTTCTAATAATTTTGTAGATGTATCTAATACAACAGTATCTAAATCAAAGGGATTATCATCTTGACCCTCACCACCGCTTGCACCTTGTACATCTCTTACCATAATCACAACTTGACCTGTGATTGCATGTGCCCTTCTGAATAGTTCTGTATGTCCATCATGCCATGGTTGCCATCTTCCTAGCATTTGTACTGTAGGTTTTTTCCAATCAAACATTATTTCTCTCCATATATTTTGATACGACTTTAACTAATTCTCTATGTGTGTCATCAAACCAACCTGAAACATGATAGTCGTATTCATCTTTTTCTAGAGGTTCAAACATTTTGTTTGTATCTTCAAAACGACCTTCTTTGATAGTATCCATCCAAACTATGAAGTCTGCATTAAATTGTTCTCTTGCCTGTCGTGTAGGACATATGAAGTCTGCAACTGCAATCTTACCTGCTTTAACAATACCATCTGATAAGAACTTCATTCTCATCGCCTGTCGCATACGACCCTCTGGACTGAAATCCCAATCATCATATTCTTTTCTTATCTCGTCTGCATTTAAAAATATCCCACCAATCAAATCTGCAAATGGTCTTCCTAACGTTGTTTTGCCTGCTCCTGGCAGACCACATATTAATATTTTCACTTTGTATCCTCTTGAAATATTGTAAATAAAATATCACGAGCGAGTTCTTGTAACTCTGTGTTTGTTTCTACGTCTAAGTCTTCATCAGGTGTTGATATAATATCAAAGTTGAATTTCATTACCATATCTTTGCCTTCACCTTCAAAACCTACATTACCATACTTAATAACTGTTTCTGAAAATTCACCTGTTAGTATTCTAACACCCCAAGTATCTGCATCATCTTCAAGAGGTATTAATTCATAATCTTTAGACTCTGTAACCATTCTTTATATATTCTCTCACATTAACTTTAGGTTGCCAAGTACCACCTTTTATATCAGATAGTAATGTTTGTATTGGTTTTATATCAGCAACATTCTCTGGTGCCTCACATGCTTCACCATTTCTAATAGGTAATCCATATCCTGCTAGTTGAGATAATTCAAATACTTTATTACCAACTCCTGTTCCTACATCATAAGCACCAGTCATTGGATGTCCAGACTTTCTCATATCTTTCATCAAGTAAGTTATAACATCAACTACATCACTAACGTGTATAAAATCTCTGATGTGATTCGTAACATATTCTATATTACCACTCTTTAGTCTTGACATAAACATACCCTCTCTGGCACCATCACCATAGACTGTAGTAAACCGTAGACCAACTTGATTAGAACCAGCAGTTTCTTCGTTAACTCTTTTCGTTGTACCGTATGGTGATAACCACCATTTTTTTGCACAAGACGAAGATGCATATATGAGTGGGATATTATGACCAGTACAAAGATGTTGTATTCGTGTAGTATTATCTACATTGTTTTTCCAATACAACTCTGGTTCATTGAATGACCTACGAACATCTGCTGTTGCGGCCAAGTGAACAACAAAATCTGTTTTCCATTCACCACTATTCGTTATAACAATATTCTCTAATCTTTGACCAGTTTTCGTATCACAATCACGAATCTCATGACCTTGTTCTAGTAGTTTTGTTTTTAAATGACTTCCAATAAAACCACTAGAACCAGTTATCAATACTCTCATATTTTAAATTTGCCTTTCAGATAGTCTTTAAATTCGTCAGTAATAATAGATGACCAGAATTCTTCGTTGAGTGTATCTTTCTCTCTGAATTTAGAATCTTCAACTTCACCTGTTTCACGATTGACCTTACTGTACCAACCGACTGATGGTTTCGTTACAAATCCACCCTCAAGTGCAACTTCAAGTAGTCCAGACCATTTCTCTACACCACCGTCCCAACTCACACTAATTGGTATCTTAGATTTCTCTTTGACGTATCGTGATTTCTCAACATTGATAATAAAGTGATAACCTTTAATTTCAGTTCCTTGTTTATCTTGTTGACGACCCACAATCCAAATGTTGTCTGCAGAATAGTAAATACCTGTACCACCTGATACAACTGCTTTAGGGAACATACCAATTTCCATATATGTGTGATTGACTGCAATCATTGGTATATCTTTCATATTCAGATACGGTGTTGTCATTCTGAAAAACCCTTTGAGTGCCTTTGCTCTTGACATATCTGCGACTGACTTCTCATTGATTGCATCTTCAAGTTCTTTCTTTGACGCCAAGTTACCAACAGAGTCAATAACGATACAGACTTTATCACCACGATTAAGTTGTTCTAATTGTGATATCATATCAAACTTGAGTTCTTCTACGTTTGTTACAGGTGTATGTAACACTCTGTTTGTATCAATACCGAATGTTTCAAAGTATGATTGTGGGGAACCAAACTCTGAATCATAGAATAGTAATACTGCATCATCATACTTCTTTAGATATGCACTTGCCATAATTAAGGCAAATGAAGTCTTGAAGTGTTTAGATGGACCTGCAAGAACTGTAAGGCCTGGTGCAAGACCACCATCTAGTGAACCTGATAGTGCGAGATTTAACATTGGTACTTCTGTTTGTACCATATCTTTTTCTGTGAAAAAT